GTGGTCCCAAACTTCCAACAGGGCTCGATGACGAGTCATACCGAGACTGAAAGCACAGTCACGGAGACAATAAATTCAATTGATTATAGAACAGGATGGGAATACAGCGTGACTGGTACAGGCATCTCAAACAATGGAGAAGCACTGAACCCCAATGTGAATACATCAACAGTGACTGTGACACCAGGCGTGTCAACAGCAACAGGAACCAACGGTTCAGCAATAACAGGAAACGTGACAAGTTCCTTCGACTCATTAGACTTTGGAAGTTCTCCAACGTTCACGATAACGAATCCAGGGGAGGCGTTCCAATTTACCCAATCGTATCAAGGACCAGGGCTGACCAACCAAACAATAATACAAAGAGTTACAGCAATAAAAAGCGTAACAGACACAACTTCAACCTTTACCCAATAGCAGCATTATGTCTATCAAATCTTGCGATTGCCCCTGTCACACTGGCGGAAGGTGTAGGGGGTGTAAGTGCAACAGCGAATCCTATCGCCAATAGTTCGGGCTCAGTAACGAACCAGGCAATACAAGTTTTACAAGGTCCATACATAACTAACACCTACGGTGGTGGAGTGCAATGTCAAGGTAGTACGTTTAACCTCACTCCCTACGTGCAGTTTGCTGATTCACGTAAAGATCCTTGGGAGGACTTTTATGATGAACCACAATATAACCTAACAGATGTAGAGGGTAAGACTGTTAAACAATCAGTCAGTGTAAAGAACTATCCTTGGGAAGACTGGTATGATACTCGTACTAAAGCAGATGGTAGTCGTTGGTTTGAAGATGGAGAAACTATAGAAATAGAAATAGATGTAGATGCTCCTGATGGAGTACCTGATATAGTTGGTAGTGGTGGTGCTATGACACCTACTTGGTACAAACCAATTCGTACTGATATGAAAGCAAACCAGTCATTCAATGCTGGTCTCTCTGCTACCCTATCAATACCATTAAATAGAAAATTAGTTAAGCAATGCCATCAAGCAGCACAGGCACAGATAGAAATGTCTACTCAACTGGTTGCCAATAAAAGATTAGACTTTGAGATCGCAAGACTAAAAAATTGTGGCGAACTCAAAAAGGCTGGTATATTCTTCCATCCAGCATCACCATACCATGCTGTATGTGCTGATGTAGTAGTTACAACTCCAGGTGGCAAGATATTACCACACGAACATGAGTTACCACAACTTAAGTTTACTCCCCCTTCAACTTCCGAGCAGCCTTCACAGCTTGATTCGCTTCCCTCTGCTTCAACAGACGTTCCCGACGAGACAAAACAGGAGGTTTCTTCTTTAGGACTTTCTCTTTCACCTTCGCAATTACCTTCTTCACGGCAGGTTTTACCACCTTCAGAAGAAGGTCCGCTAGGGGTTTTGCAAGTAGGGCAGATGTCGTTGCCACAGTAGCAATACCAGCAGTCGTAGTTACAACAGAAATACTAGGGAGGTACTGTTCCACAAAAGGAATATCCTCCCATTCTGTTATGCAAACTTTTTTATCTACACTTAACTTATATCCAGTTACCTTCTCTGTACCTGCTTGATTTAAATCTCCTATGCGTCTTGCATTAGGTGGAGGACATTCTATATCCTCTGCTGTATTCGGACCTGTTGGAGGCGGTTCTGGGGTGTCTATATCAGGTGCAGGTGGTTCTCCAGTATCAACACCTTCCTCAACTTCCTCTTCATTTGGATTAACTGTCATCCAACTAAGTTCCCTGTAATCATAATCAGGTGGCTCATAGTATGGCATACCAGCATCACATAAGACTACGTTCTGCTTAGGGTCATCATTGACCAAGTTCATATTTTTGTTAGGAGGATTCTTTGCGTTCTCCTTATTAACCTTAACGCAACCAGGCATATTAACAATAGGAACACCAACCTGTTGGGTAACAGGAATGTCTGGTACATTCATAGTTGGTGGAGTTGCCATCCAATTTCTGTCTGCTATATAATCAATTCCAATATCTCTTACAAATGGTTTCCTTACCCATATCCCTCCAATATTAATGGAGTGTTGCCGAACAGTGATGTTAGGAATACTAAATCCACTAGTAGTAATATTAGGTATGTCACGAATAGGATCCATAAGTATGTGTCCATTATGCCCTATAGATTACCTGTTCGATTCTTGCTTCATCATCCCAGTCATCATCATCTTCAATCTGAGTAACAATACCAGCGATAGCTAATATAGCAGCAAGTACAGCACCAGCACCCCAGACTTGTTTCTCAATAGATCTTAATCGTTGGTTGAGTTCTTCCTTATCTTTGTTATTAAAATCTTCCAAACCTTTTTGAAGATCTTCAACTTTAGTTTCCAAGATTGCCATCCGACTGTCTTGAGCAGCTTGTTTTTCATGGTAAGCGGAGAGTTGTGAGTTGTCTAACATTATTTTTGGGGCAATTGTTTCTTATAATCTGTAGAAGGTATCCTCAAACCCTTAACTGGACCTGATGATTTTGGCCAAGCATTGATTAGTTGTAGATACACTTCCTCTGCAACTATCTGTCTTATCATTTCCACCTTTTCAGATTCTCTTCTTTGGGGTCCACCAGTTTGTTGGTCGATGACATGATTGCCACCGACCATTGCACCAGTTCCCAGTACAGCAACTGCTGTACCAGTAGAAGCAATCTTCTGTACGTCCATTTAGAATCCGCCAGGAACAGGAAGACCTAAACTAGAACCTTGAGGTGTAGATGCTTGAGGAGTTCCAATGTCTCCTGTAAGAGCACCACCAATAGCAGAACCACCAGTAATGGATTCAATAGCATCTTTCTTGATGTCTTCAATGATAGCATCCTTGTTTACATAGACATATGTTCCTACACCTATGATACCAGCGAGTGTTACTCCTGATGCTACACTTATTGCATTAGCAATTGCATTAAAATTAAATTTCATGACTCTATAATTTGTAAGGTTTGTCGTCAGTAGTGATCTTAAGAGGTGCTTGCTCAATTCTAATTGTCTGAACAGGACCACCACTACCAGATTTAGCAATGATTGCCTCTATGTCTTTTGCAGTAACAGGAGGAGGACCACCATTACCACCATTACCATTGCCATTCATCTTCATAGTTCCATCACCTTTCTTAGAAGCTGTCTGAATTCCGAAGCTAGCTAAAACTCCTGTAAAAACCGAAGCTATAAATGTTGGATCAATTTTCTGTTGCGGTACACCAGGTATAGCAACGTAGTTCAAAGTTAAGATCCCACCAGACCAGGCCAACACAGTGATTCTGACCATTGTCGAGATGATTGCGGCTTGTTCGTCAGCGTCAGGAAGAATAGCAGCCTTTGCTTTACCAAAGAACCCCTTCTTCTTCTCCTCTACCTCTTCTACCTTATCATCTAAAATTTCTTCAGACATATATCTTTAACAACTGGCCCTATTTATACAGTTGTTGGTTGTTTTTTCTTACCTATATTATATTTGGATTCTAAATTCCATTCACTCTTCTCTTTATATGCAATAACCTTTATCTGACTAAGTGGTGCTGCATCTACTATAGCAGATTCGTCTACAACATTCACCAATCCCCAGTCAGATAGGAGTTTTATAATTCTATTTCTTCTTTGAAAATCATTGTCAGAAAGATTTGCCTTCTTACCATCTAAAGCAAATAGTTCTTTAAAATGTACTATGTAATACTGTCCCTTCTTATGAAGGATATGGCATGATTGATATAACTTCTTTTCTTTTCTTGAAGCAACACCTATCCTGGTTAATGTCTCTCTTACTTTAAGAAAGTCATCAGGTTCTTTTAATTGAACCTCGACCATATTATCTTTGGTCCATTGTAATTCAGTCATCTCTTACCTCCTTTATTCAGTTTTTCTTTAATGTAATTAAGTTGGTCTGGAGTTAAGATCCTTAAGGCTTGAATCGCTTTTTCATTACTATATCCATAGTATTTTTTCACAAGGTCAAGATCTTTCACCTTTTCTTTTTTGCCCCAAGGAGAGAATCTCTTCTTCGGTCTCACTGTATTTAGATAAAACGAATATTGTAATTTTTTATCCAAGTTAGGATATCGATTCATCTCATTAGCAAATCCTAGTGTGTCCATATGATGTGACAAGCATTTGTTAATGACATAAGGAGGATAGTTCTTTTCCCAACCAGGATCATCTTTCATGAGATCTTGCTTGTTGAAATTAATACTGTTCAGATAATCCTTAAGAGGATATCTATCATCATATGGCATAGTTAGTTAACACAAGTTCTTTACGGTCTGCCTGTTCCTTCATGTAGTCACCTGTAGAACGCATAGTATAAGTCAAATCAAACTCAGCAGCATACCAATCTTTGAATCGATTTCGTATAACCTGAGTACTGTTATATGATATCATCTGATGGTTGGTCTGTCCATCACAATCTGCTGCAAACTTATCATGGTCAAAGTACTTATGTATCTCACCTTTCTTACCATAGAGTTTATCACCAATCTCATAAGGTGGGTCAAAATAAGTAAAGACATTCTTATCATCAGTTGCTAACTTCTCATAAGAAAGATTAGTTATCTTCCAATTCTCTATCAACTTAGCATACTCTGGTAACTTCTCTATGCCTCGTAAACTAAAGTTACTATCTGAGGCTTGTTTTGAGAAGGATGATGCTTGTGTGAGACCACTGAAAGAACACTTATTAACAATATAAAAACTAACAGCACGAGTGGTGAGACTGGCTCTGGCATCGTCAACCAATTCTTTACTCTCCAGAAAAAGTTCTTTTGCCTTGTCTGGTGTTGGATATGCTGCTTTAAAAGTTCTGAGTCTGGACGTAATTTCATCTGCTTCATGTTGTAGAGTTTGCCAAAAGTTAGCTAGAGGTTCATACAAATCATTTACCCAGATCTGTAGATGAGGATGTGTCTTTGTCATGTATAAAGCCACAGACCCACCACCAAGAAACGGTTCACGATACTCCCTATACATACTCATCTCTGGTAAGAACCGTGACATCTTTGTGATAGCACGAGACTTCCCGCCTGGATAACGAAGAGGAGTTTTCAAAGATTTCATTTTTTAGTAGTGTTGCTTCGTGTTCTGTTTATTATAGAGATAAATTTATCTCCTGCAAATGTGCCACCTAGACACACATCAATCTCATCACCATCTAACCAGTTCATATCACCATTCATTTTGGTGTGTAGCATGGCTTCTTGAATCTTGTCAATAACTTCTTGAGTTAATTTCATTCTTCATCATGTGTATGTTTAAGTTTACCAGACATCTCATATGCCTCTTTGTTTCCACCATGACCGTGGGCAATGCCTAGTTCATGCATCTTAGCATGTTCGTCAATAGGATCTCTTAAGTCTTTCTTACCAGACCCCAACGTAAGATATAAACCATACCCTACTAAAAATGCAAGTAGTCCAAGGATAACAGCAATAAGTTGTCCTTCGGGAGGTAGTCCTCCATAGTTTCCATGTTGTATCATTAGTAATACCTCTGTGAGTTTCCGAGTCCTCTTTCCACTTCTACTACAATAGCATCCATGATGCGATTAAAAGATCTCGACATCTGACGATATCCAGAACCAACATATAGTTGTCCAGTAAATACTGATAGAGTTGCAAGACCCCAAAAGATATAATAGAATCTGGACTTAACTTGATTTCTTGCTTTAGTAATTTTGTCTGTCATAATTAAACGAAAGTTGCGACTAGTACTATTCTAGCCTTTGTCTTGGGTACATTGTGAGTATGATACCCTTCAAAAATAATTGCATCATCCTCTTCAGGATCATGGAAATCATTCTCCATAATGGTTTCACCTCCAGCATCTGTTAGATATACTAACATATTTTTATGTGGACAATGATGGTCAACATGTATAAAGGTAGTATCCACATCAGGATCTGGATAAACCATATTAGCAGCAACTCTCAAAAAACTATTAACTTCTATTCTATTATAATCTAATATCTCTTTAAGAGTTCTTACAGCTCCTTCTATATATTCTAATGAATTTTGAGGATGAGGATACGGTTCAGCATCAGTTGGTCTTCCTAAGAATGGTGAAATAAATGTTGAAACATCTCCCATCTTATCCAAATTCATTCTTGGATGTACAAACAAAGATTTAGATTTGATATCATAATTATGATAGTTATCCTCTTGCTGTTTGTTATACTTAAACCAAGGCATGTCACTTGACATTACATACTTCTTAAAAGCAATATAATGATTTGTCTTAGGATTTGTCAACTGCTTCATTTGAAATCACACTCTAACATAATCTGAGTTAAACATGCTAAGAGGTTAATCTCTTGGTCTACTACAAAAGCAGACTTGTATTGATACTCTGCAATGATAAGTACAGCAGCAGCAACACTTGGTCCTTCCATAATAGTAGAAAGACTGTCATATAGTTTCCTCATTATAGCAGTAGGGTCACTATCTAAATTCTGAGTAACCCACTTCTTAACATCATTAAACTTCTTATGCTTTAGATACTCTGTAAGAGAATCTATCTTAGCATCACCTAACGCTGCGAGGATTCCAGTATCGATAGAACCTGTTGAACTATATCTTTGGAGTTCATTGAGTGTTCTTCTGAAGTCTGGGAAGTACTTCTGGACAACTGTGGCAACCACTTTGTCATTGTACCGTACTTCCTCTCTGGTAAGGATGTCTCTGCATCGCTCGAAGAACTGACCTGCAAGAGCTTGTTTAGATTTTCCACGGACATTGAAATCAATTACTGTTGTTCTACTATGTAATGGTTCTATTATTTTATTCTTAAAGTTACACGTGAATATGAACCTACAGTTCTTCTGGAACTCTTCAATCGAGGCCCGTAAGAGGAGTTGTACGTCGGGTGTCGTATTGTCTGCTTCATCAATAATGAGAACTTTGTGACGACTTGTAGAAGTAAGAGAAACAGTACTAGCAAAGGTCTTTGCCTGATTGCGTACAGTGTCCAAGAATCTACCTTCATCAGATCCATTAATGACATAGAAGTCAGCCCCCAGTTCGTTACATAATGCTTTCGCAATAGTGGTCTTGCCAACTCCAGCAGTACCAGAGAGTAGGAGATTTGGTATCTCTCCTTGCTCTATGAAACTCTTAAAGGTGGTCTTCACATCTGTAGGAAGTATACAGTCCTCAACTTTCTGAGGTCTATACTTCTCTACCCATAAAAAATCATTCATGTATTTAAAACCAAGATTAATCTAATAACCATAAAAGTAATTAGAATATAGTAAGTCCACATAACCCACATACCATAGCGATTATGCTTACTCCCACGTTGGTATGGATGGCATCCATAAGGACCAGAGTCCCAACCTGGTTGCATATAATCCTTAGTGGGAATTTCTCTAGGCATTAGGTTCTAATGCTATAAAGTATTTGATACCCTCACCTTGAAAGAGAGCAACATTAGACTTACTTAGTGTAACATTATAGTCACCAATAAGCAACTTAAGGTTCTCTACCTTAAAGCAATAACAGAACTCATCTTCTGACGTACCTACTTCAATAGAATATGTGTTAGAAGTATCATTCTTCTTATCAGTCAAACACAAATTCATCTTCTCACCATCACCAAACAAACATAGATCTGGTAACTGATAAACACTTGCAGCACGTTGCAACTGTTGTAATGCAGTTGACTCTAACCTAAATTTAACATCCTCAGAAGGAAGACTAATCTCTTTCTCAGGTGGTTGAGTAATGATGTCAGGGTCAGCATAAAAGAACTTGGTCTTAGACCTACCCTTAGTGTCACTTACAGTAACATAATTATCTCTTGAGGTATCAATAGATGGTTGCTCAAATAAAGATAGACCACCAAGGAATACACCCAAGTCATAAATTGATAATTGTGAATCAAATGATTCTTCAACATCAGCATACACAAGAATGTTCTTGTTAATGCTTAGTGTACTCAACTTGTTACCAGGATTGATAACAAGTGATTTATTAATAGAACAAAAGTTCTTTAGAATTTCAAGTGTTGGTTTGGATAATACGGTCATTTACTTGTCATAATCAACGGAGAAAGGAGTAGATGTAGACTGGAGAGCATTTGCTGCAGCAGTCTTATCGTTAAAATGTAGAAGGAGTACAGCATAATGGATAATCTTAACGATGTCCTTACGTGCTGTACCCTTTCTATCATACCTTGAGGCATATTTCAATATGTTAGACCTACAGAATGCCTCTGC